CCCCATGATTCACGATGAAGACGTCTGGCCCCTGATCGGCATGGCCCTATTCTATCTGCTATGCCTCGCCCTGTTCGGGTGGCTCTGGCTAAGTTTCTAAGATCGAGAGAGAGGCCCTGCTAGGGGCCTTTCTTTTTGTCCGGCACCACCCTACCTAGCGGCCAAGCGCGGCCTATCTAGCGGCGCTCTGCGGCCCTTTAATCGGCCATGATATTCCCGACCAATCGAACGAGGCCACCAAACTAGCGGCCCGAAACTACATTCCCTTGCTCTTGCCAAGCGAGGCCAGCAGATCGTTGAATCTAGCGGCCATCTTGGCTCGATGTTCGGGCGACATCTCAGGGGCTGGCGGTGGCGGTGGTGGCGGTGGTCTATACGTCGAAACAAACGAGGGCTTCGGCGTTCCTTCAACGTCCGCCCATCTCTCGGCGTTCAACCATGTTGCAGGGTGCGGAATAAACTTGGGGTCATCCGGCCATTTGTATTTCCCGGCAGCACTTGTGATCTCATCGGGTGGAGCCTTCTTAATAGCAGACCGCCAAGCTTTAACGGCAGAACCCTTCGCCACCTTGCGAGGATAGACCTTCCAAAAATCATCAAAGCCAGCGAGCGGAGCGGAGCGGCTATTATTATTTTTATTATGGTTCTGGTTCTGGTTCTGGTTATCATTGCTTCGGCTCTGCATCGGCAATGCTTTTGCATCATCCGACTCCAATGATTCCAATGGCTTAGGCTCTGGCTCAGCGTTCCATCTTTTCTGAGCAGAGCGTCTCATCTTCTCAGTTTTCTGTGCTACTTTCTCTAGCTCAGCATCAATCCTGCTATGCCGACCATCCGAAAAGAACTCCATGATCGTGCTGCCATGGCGGTTCCATTCCTTAGTTGTCATGCGGCAGATGCGAGCCAGCTTGATCTCATCAGATGGGATGCCACCCGTGCGCCAGTAGTGCGCGATCAATAACAGATAGCCGCCATGCTCGATGGCAGTCAGATGCTGGGTGTCACCTAAATAATCGCCCCAATATAGGGGCATATACGGGATAGACATGACGGCACTCCTATTGAAGCGAAGGCCGTCAACGGATATAGTCCACCCGTATCTGCCAACGCCGCTACGTTGGTTATCGGGCCAGTTGAGATTAGCCGTCTCGCTGGCCCTTCTCTTTTCTAATACTATGCGGATTGTTTCGCAACATAATCCACAGAAACTACAGCCTTTGCTTCCTCACCGTATCGCTTGACCACCCATAGCTCGACCACCTGACGGTCATCTTCAAAGACAATCCCATTCAGCGCATCGCTTATCAGCTTGACCACGTTATCAAGGTCCGGCTTCTTGGCTGGTCTTTCAACACCCGCCAGCATTAGCTCACGCTTGGCCTTGGTAATGGATCGCGGCGGCTCTGTTATCACCATGATATTCAGCGACACAGGCTCAGCCATCGGTGGCTTGTAACCCATCGCAGCCTTGGCAATCTTGGCAATGTCAGCCTCAGCCTGTCGAGTCTGGCTAGGCGTATAGACATGGCCGGTTCGTGTCACACGAGGCCGCTGCTTGCCCTTGATCTCGCCGGGGATGGTAAAGGTTATCATTGGCACCTCAAAAAAAGACCCACCACGGGGGACGTGATGGGCCTAGGTGCTGAGGGAGAGAGAGGAACCCTACAGACCGAAGCATAGCTCATTGCTTCCCGCGAATCCAGAGCCACATCAAATCTTCTGCCGACCACGGCACGCCCTTGGCCTTGCAGCTTTCCAGAATCCTCGGCCACAGCTTTACCGGCAGCTTATTCCGATAGGCCGCTTGCCTCAGACTAAAGAACGAGACGTTCCATTCTTCAGCACAATGGCGAATGCCGCCTAAAGATATTAACAGGTCGCTTGCGTTCATTTCTCACCTCGCATTTTTTTGTATTAGCTACAAACTTTTTGGTTGACAACCATTGAGGGCAACAAATATGTTGATAATGCAACGGCTAACAGAGAGGTGAGCCATGAATAGTCTCGGTAATATGCTCGGCGTGATGCTGGCTGGACAGGCCGCAGCCCTACAAACAGAGCAACCCTTTGATCGCAGCGTGGGTATCGGTGGCAGCGATGCCATGCGAATCATGGCTGGCGATTGGGTCCGTCTCTATGATGAGAAGGTTGGCAACCGCCAGTCAGAAGACCTGAGCGGTGTCTTCAAGGTCCAGCTTGGTGTCTATACAGAGCCATTCCATGCTGATTGGTTTGCCAAGATGCTAGGCACAGAGGTCACAATCCTCAGCGATACGCTCCTGCATCCTGACCATGAATGGATGTATGCCCACCTCGACCGCTGGATTCCAAAGCACAAGACATTCGTAGAGCTAAAGCACACTCGCTCTGGCGCATCAGTATGGGAGAAGTCCCGCTTCTATATGCCGCAGCTACAGCACTACATGGCAGTGACCAATACCAAGTCCTGCTACTTCTCGATCATCCCCGGCAATGATGAGCCTCGCTACTGCGAAGTCGAACGCGATGATGACTACATCGAGAACCTGATCCAGATGGAACAATCATTCTGGTGGCATGTCAAAGAACGCGAGGCCCCAGAACAAACCCCTTTCGGTGAACTGGCCCGCGTCAACAAGATGGCAGAGGCTATCAAGGTTGACGGCTATCGGGTTGCCGACATGACTAAGGACAATCTCTGGACGGATGCAGCCGCCCGCTTCATTGCCAATCAAGCCGCAGCCAAAGCCTTCGATCAAGCCAAAGACGATCTCCGGTCAGCCGTTGGCGATGATGTCGGTGAAGCCTATGGTCATGGTGTTGTCGCCAAGCGTGACAGCCGTGGTCGTGTCTCGATCCGTGCAGCTAAGGAGTGAGCCGTGTCGAAGCTCCTGCAAACCAATGAAGCAATCAACATGCTGGAAGAACTAGCCCAGCTTGTGATGCTTCGATCTACAGACATCTATCTTTTGCGCCGTGCCGATGCCGCCTTAACGGCTATCGAACAGCATGACATAGAGCTTGGCGAGCAAGAGGATGAGCGCGAGCGCATCGCCAATGACAATGATGACATCGTTGATGATGTCCAGAACGGACCCGCCGAAGAATATGACAATCAATATGGGGAATACAATGAGTGAGCTTAACCTACATCAACGCCTGTCTGCCGCCATGCAGAAGGTCAGCTATATCCAGAAGGAAAAGAAACAGGGTATGCGCTACAGCATCGTGAGCCATGATGCCGTCACCGCAAAGGTTCGCCCTGCCCTGCTAGAAGTTGGCGTGATCTACTACCCAGTGCAGCTAACCAATGGACAGACCGGCAACCGGACTGACTGCACGATGGTCATCCGCTTCGCCAATGTGGACAATCCATCTGACTGCATTGATGTGCCGTCATTCGGCTATGGCATTGACGATCAGGACAAAGGCCCCGGCAAGGCGATGTCCTACGCCGTGAAGTATGCGCTTCTCAAAGCACTCGGCCTTGAGTCTGGCGATGACCCAGACGAAGATCAGAATGTGGTGTTTAATAACCCCATCGTCACTGCATTGGAGACTGCTATCAGTCTAGCCAATGATGGTGCTGGCCTTGATGATGCAGCAGAAGAAATCCAAAAGCACTCTGCTCAATTAAGCGCCGCAGAATTAGCAAAGCTTCGGCAGACATTCGCTGCTCGTCGTAAAGAAATCAGCAAGTAAGGAGAACTACCATGGTCGCTAAAGTTATTCTCGTCGGCAACATTGGCCGCGCACCAGAAATCAAGACCACGGCTAACGGCAAAAAATTCGCAAGGTTTTCTGTCGCTATCCAAAAGTATTCTAACAAGGAGAAGTCAACCATGTGGGTTGATGTGACCTGTTGGAATGAATGGACAGCCGAAAGACTCGAAGCCTTCGCCGCCGCAGGGAGCAAGGTCTATGTGGACGGCACCCTAGAGAAACGATCCTATACGAAGGACGGTCAAGAGAAGACTGTCTTTGAGGTGAACGTCTCTGCCTTCAACGGTGAGATCGACATTCTCACACGGCCAGAAGCCAAAGAAGAATCCCCAGCGGAAGCCATTGACGATTCAATGCCATTCTAAGAGGTGAGTTGTGACTACTGTAAATATAACAAAGCTACCGAAGATAAGCGCCGTAGCTAAAGTCGTGAGTGAGGTTGTCGGTGTGCCGTTCGTTGATCTCTACAGCGAGCGGAGGCCCCGCAAAGTTACCTATGCAAGAAAGATCGCATGGTATGTGGCGCGGTTCTCGTTGCTGAAGTCATATCCAATGATAGCTCGCAGCTTTAACCGTGACCACACGACAGTGCTGCATGGTGTCCAGAAGGTTCAGCGCATGATTGAGAATGATGAGGGGTCATACCTTCATCACATCATGGAAGTTAGGGCGCGGCTCAATCTGGTCGATGACAAGACTCTTCTCGAAACGATCCGGCAATGGGAAGACCGAACCATTCACGATCAGAACAAGAAGATCAGGGCCTTCGCCTTTGTTATCCACCGCGACCTAGAGCGCATGAAGAATCTGACAGCCGCATGAGGTTCAAGATGAGCAAGATGAGTGAACTATCCTACGATCTGCAACAGGCCGCGATGATTATCGCAGACCATAACTATGATCTCCGTGCTGAGAACGAGAAGCTACGGCAGGAGATCAAAGAGCTAAAGGCTACGCTGCAACGGATGACGCTGAAGGCAGCACGCCAAGCCCGCCGTGATATGATTGGGGATTGCGGCAATGACTGAATTACAAGAAGCTCAATTCATAAGGGTGATAGACCGTTTGGTGAATGACAACAAATCTCTGCGTGATCTTGTCGATTTCCAAACGAAAGAAAATGAGCGGCTGCGTGAGGCTTTGGCCGATATCGCAAACATTATAAACCCCTATGAAGATGGGGACACTATGCAAGAAATTGCCCGCGCCGCGCTGGAGGGGAAGGAATGACTGACATTACCATCCGTTTGAGAAGACGAAAAGAACAAGAAATAATGGAAGACGGGTATGTGCGCGTAGAGTGGGAAGATGAAGACGCTATGGAAGCCGCCGACGAAATAGAGCGGCTGCGCGAGGCGCTGCGGGTTATTGCAGACGGTGATGCGCCAAGAGAACACGCAATCATCTATCGCTCTGACGGCGTTCATTCAAAGCAT